CTGGTCAAAGAGACGATCTAAAGCACGGTAGATCACTGGTTCAATAGCTTTGATGTAAAGCCCGATGGAATACAGAAACCTGAAACCACGAGGTTGGATGACTCTCGGGTCAGGATCGGGCTTGGCGCTAACGTTCAACTTTTCGGCCTTCACGAAGGTTGAAACGTAACTGTCTTTTGTGGTAACAGGGAAAAGTTCCACAGAGTCAGCTGCCTTTGTGTAACGCACGAGCTTGGATCCACCAAGACGGGCAAGGAACTGACTCCTTGTCAAGGGTGAGACTGATGGAACAAGCGACAACAACTGTCGTCTCGCTCCGCCCAACACCTCTAGGACAGTTTGAAAGGTCGGTCGATGTGGTCGTGTCATCACACGTTGGCCATCAACGACTTCCCAATGGTAGAAGACTCTCTCAAGCAGTCCTCTCAGCGCAGTCTGCACATCATTGCAATGCACACGGAACTGTACACCCAGGCCAGTAGTCGCTAAGTGTACTAACCGACGAATTTTGGTTACCCCAGACTCCACAGTGACAGCCACAAAGTCACCGGATTCCTCGTCCTCCAGCTGATCAATCAACTGAACGGCGTCAGGTTTCACGGCAACTATGCCATCTGTGTAGACAGGGCCCCCTCATTCGCGGGGCCTCTTCAGCTCTTCGATGCGGTTCACCACAGCATTATCCACATGAGGACAACAACACCAACAACGCCAATCACAAGGCACACGTTCAAACAAGACACTCAATGCTACATCCTGCTCGGAAGGAATGAAAGCGAGTGCCGTTAAACGGGTAGTGAGACGCTCCAGATCAATACCTCTGAGGTTTTCACGGGCGTCTTTGATTATGGTGAGCATTTGCAACCTCACCATGACCAAATTGGCTGCGCTGTATACAGGAACACCGCGCTTGGCACGAAATTCAGCGAGAACCCATCGCTGAAATGCTGTGAGATCGTCCATATCCAATGGACGAACATCGACCAAATTGACCATCTGCTGTGCAAGGTCATCATTGGGCTTAAGGCACCATCGCACAAGCCATGAACAGAGCTTGTGGATGAGCAGCAACCACCCAAGGGCGGCTACCGCAAGGACTACGTAAAACGGAGTCCAATCAACTACCTCAACAAGATTG